GTAGAAGATATGATTGAAGGCAAAATTCCTTCAGAATCCTCTACTTACCGCCACGTATCTTCTGTTGGTTCTCTCTTCGGTGTATCTAGTGTAGAACAAGTAGAAAGCATGAAAGACAATCTTTCTTCTGGAGACTTTGCCAAAATCCAAGACATTGTACGCCTTGAAAGCGTCAACAAACCTTTATACCAACAAGTTGTATTACAATCCGTCCAATACAATGATTGCGACCTCATCGCATTAACTGGTAAATTCGAAGTTGAACGCCACAACGCATACGCTCACGTTCACCCTTTAATTGCTGCATTATACCTTCCTAAATTCGATGTATTAGAACGCACTACCCTCCACGCACACCTTGCTGGAGTAATTCGTGCAAGATACAACCGTGAACCCCTCTTAAACCAAGTAGATAAAGAATTATTCGAAAATATTATCTACACCAACAGACGTGAAGTATGCAGCATGAACCCCGCTGAAGATTTACACAGACGTGTAAAACTCCAATATGCACTCTGGGAAAATGTATTAGCTCTTCGTAACGGTCGCTACTACAATGCCACCAGTGACCTTGTAACCACATTAGATCAATGCCACTTAACTCACGTATCTCCTACTAACACTGTAGTAAATGATGAAGGTGCTTCCTTAAGACGTATCTTTGGTGCATTTGGTCTTAACACCATTCTCTTCAACCTCAAAGCGGCACCTCAATTATTAAGTACTAATTTACAACTTGCATCTTCTCTCTTTGTACCCACCACCCGTGAAGAAGAAAGAGCAAGTTTAGACAGCATGATTACCATTGACATGTCTAACAGCAAGGAAAAACAAGGTGCACCTTATGACTTTAATGATGTAACCAAACAACAATCTTACTACCTTGATGAAAATGACAGATATGTATTAATTGATACTGAAGTCAAAGCGGTATACAGAATTATGGCGATCTATGTACCTCGCCGCAAAACATCTGTAATCCAACGCCAAAACATTGGACAAAACAGTATCATGTCTGCGGTCATGCAATTCAATCAATTACCTCTCACTATTTCTGGAATGAGTGAAATCAATAACTACCCTGTACTTGCACCTCCTGGAATCAAAGTAGGTTCTTACTTACTCCGCAAACGCTCTGTATTAATCAATGAAATAATTCCCTACTCTGCACCTAATGACCAATCTAATGTAGTACAATTAATCACAACTACTTCCGCCATTATCTACCCCACTGAAGGCAATAATAATCCTTACTACTACAATCCCTTAGGTGTAATTGGTACATTAAAAGACGGTACTGGTCAAATTGGTCGCCCCAACCCTGTAATGACTATCCCAAGCAATGGTGGACAAGATGGTTCCAACCTCAATGCTAACTTCTTAGAATCTAGACAAGGTACCCTCTTCTTCTACCAAACATCTGATTAAATTAATTAAAAATAATAATAAATTATTTTTAATTATAAACTTATTGTCTTTTATATTTATTCGGTTTTGGTTGTAATGATTCTTCAGGTGATATTGGTTGTTTTTCATCTGAAACAATAATTGCATATTTATCATCGCTAAAAGGTAAAAAGTTTGTAGTACCATAAGCGGCGGAGAATAATCCGTTTTGATCATTAGGAAATGAATTATCATTAATAACTGGTTTTTTCGCAAAAGGTGATAATAAACTATTTCTAATATAATATGGATCTTCAGGAAAAGCAACAGATGAAGGTAACCATGCAGAAGGTGCTAATGATGAAATTACCGATGGTGCATTAGGATTTGCAACACTGGGAGATAATCCGGATACATTATTAAGATCTAAATCTTTTATATCACCAGTAGTAGTCCAAGTATATTTTGACGCCATATTAGGTAAATATATATTTTCATTTAGTGCACTAGCGGGAGATAATCCAGCAACAGACCGTAACCGACCACTAGATTGAGGTAAAGTATTTATTTCTCTAGGTTTATTAATATCATCTAAATATTTTAAATATACTTTTACTTCATTTAGAATTTTAGGAACACAAAATTTAACAATATAATCATTTAATTCACTTAATTGTTCATTTAGTAAATATCCTATATTTCTTGATTTATTTGTATAAATTGTTTCCATAATCATTTTTAAATCACGTTCATTTTGATAAGGTATTCTATATGTATTATTACTAGATACAAATACTTCATATCTTAATTTTTCTTGTATATATTTTACATTCTCAGTTGAAAAAAAGATTTGTTTTAATTTATTAACATTTGCAACAGCTTGAGGTTCAAATTGATATGTTGATTTTTCAAAAAATTTTTCAGGATGATTATTAGTTAATAAAAAAATAGGTAAACCTGTATTCACGTCTAAATTACTATCCATGTGTTTATTATAGAAAAATAATATTATTTTTCTATAATTAATTTATTAAATAGATAATTCATATGTTTCTAATACATCATTATCATTTAATCGTTGATTGGGTTTAGATGCTTGATCTAAAATAGTATTTAATTTACGTAAATCACCTAATTTATAAGGATATTCTTTTAGATTATTAATAATATTAATATCTAATCCTGCTTTTTTATTGATAGTTAATACTTTAAATGAATTTTCTTCTGGTTTTTCGATAATAATACCCCATCGTTTATTATCCATACATGCAACAATTTCACCTATTTCAAATACATCTGATTCTACTAAATTTATTAATTCAGATTCTTTTAATGATGTACCAACTCTGTTATGTAAGTATATTTTAAAATTATTAATTAATGTTTTTAATAAACTATTTTTAATTTCACTATCATATTTTTCAAATTCATCTTCATTTATATCATCTATTTTTTTTGTCTTTAATTCTTTTATTCCTTTATTAATATTATTTAACATACCCATAACTAAAACATCTGGAGTAATACCACCATTTAATGAATATTCTTTGGTGAAAACATTAGAATCAAATGCTTTTTCAAAATTATGTAATGTGCGTTTTCTATTATCATATCTTGTTTTTAATATTTTTTCTTCATCTTTATCATTAATTATTAAATCATCTGAAAAAGTTTTATATACAATATCATCTAATTCTTCAACACTTACATTTCCAAGTGTTATTCTAGTCTTTTCTTCTAATCCTCTCCAATCTGGTGGAATAGTGTCTTTTACAAATATGGCGTGGGAATTACCTAATACCGCATCTTTAGTTTGTTCTTCTAATGTCTTTTCATCATTATTAGATACATCAGAAAATGCAGAATCAATCATTAAAAGATGACCATAATTTGGTATATAAAAATCAATATTATTTATTCTATATCTCCAATAACCTCTATTTGTTTCATCAAATTTTAATGATTTAATATATACATTTGTTTCTAATTCAAAATTATAATATGATATTCCAAATTTATACATACATAATAAACTTTGATATAATTGAAATAAAACACTTGTCCATACTTCTACACTATGGAAACCAGTATTGATCATTTTCTTCGCTAATCCATTATCTTCATATAATCTAGATGACCAATTTATAATATTTTGTGATGGTGATTCGGTTAATGCAATAATACATTTATCAGATGGTTTATGAATATCTATATCAGAAGCGAGTTTTTTAAGATCTTTAGTTGAATATTTTTGTAAACTTACTAAGTACGCTTCCATTTCTTGTTTGTATAATTTATTTAATAACAATTTTTGCTCTTTCTCTGTTTTATGAATTATATCTCTACCACGCATTCTATTTATTTTTAAAAAATCAATTTCTGTATCACTTGTAATATAATATGCAAATAAATTAGCAAAATTAGGAGATAATTTTCCTTTTAATATATCATCTCTGATTTTCTCATATATTGATATCTCTCTCCACACTTCAAAACTTTTATACGGTAAATTTTTATATTTATTAACTAGTGTTTCACCAGTTGTCATTTGATATATTCTTATATTTACACCAATATTATTTTTTGCACATCCTACATTATATGTTGCACGATCAACCCTGATAGGGTAACATGAATTATATATGACCATTCTTTTAGGCAATAATCCAAGTGGATTATTTTTTATTTTATCTTGTTTAGATGGTTGTAAATCTAATATACGTAAATAACTTAATAAATTACGAACTTCTGCAGATTTATCACTTATAAAATTAATATTTTCACCATCTGATTGTCTAATTAATACACTTCTAATATATTGATATATAATTAATCGTTCAGAGACAGTTGTCATTGAATATTTTAACATTGATTCATCTTTACTTGGTAATATATCTTCATTGAATTCTCTTACTTTAGATGGATTTGCAAATGTTACATTATATGTATTATGAGATAATACAGTTCCTGATGGTTGATTAAATTGAGATGGTATAGAATTAGTTACAGGGGCGCCATTATTTGGTATCATATAATTTACCATTTTAATCACATTTTCTGGTGCAGCGGGTCTCGGTGGTTGATTTGCTTTTGGTAATAAATCAGGATTTATTTTTATTTCAAATGCAGTTGCATTTGGATTTATTGGCATTTTTCTTACTTCATTTGAATGATCCTCTATATTCGCTTGAATTTTTTCTTTTTCTTGAGGTGATATATCTTTATTTTGTTTTATTTCTCTTGCAACATCAGGATTTGCATCTAAATATCTTTCTGTTTTTATACTTCTTTCTTCATTGGTAGTATTTGGTGAATTAGTACCCTTATATATTGGTATTACACGTTCACCACCACCTCTAAAATTTTGAAAATCTGCTAAACTTTTTGGCGCTTTAGAATTTAAAATATGAGATAATCCTGATAATGGATCAACTATTTGAGGAACATCTGGTTGTAAATTTGCAGTACTTTGTAAACCAGTATTTTGTAAACCAGTATTTTGTAAACCAGTATCTGGTAAAGTTGATGTTATCATAGTTGTTGCAGTATTTTGTACAATTGGTTGGGTAGTATTATTTTGTGATATTTGTGGTGGTGACGGTGCTAATCTCCATGTACTAGGTTGAGGTGTAGAACCAAATGTATTCATAATACCAGAAGAAGGTTCATCTGGACCTCCTAATAATCCACCTAAAGAATTAGGTTCAATTACTTGTTTTGGTGGATTTACTTGAATAATTGGTAATTGATTTTTAGCACGATCTATTTTATATGATGTATTTGGAATATTTACTGCAGGAACATCAAATTTTTCAGGTTGATTGGAATATGTTTCAATTGAAATAGGATTTTTT